CTATTGCTGCCTTGAAAGGATTTGATCAAACAAATTTAGATAACTGTTTCAGATTTGATAAAGGTGTGATATGACAACCCCTCTCGTAACTATCATCACAGCAACCACTTGCACCCCTTATCTACGCCAAAACATTAACTCAGTTTTAGCACAAACCTATCCCAATGTCCAGCATCTAGTAGTCATAGATGGAAAACATCATCATGATAAGTTAGATTATGATATCGCTGCAGATGTAGTCACACTTCCATATGCGACTGGCACCGAGCAGTACAATGGTCACAGGATATATGGGGCTATGACCTATATTGCAAAAGGCGACTACATCATCTACCTGGATGAGGACAACTGGATTGAACCCAACCATGTGCAAAGTTTAATCAATCGTTTGAAAGACAAACCCAATGCTTTTGGGTGTTCCCTTCGCAAGATCACAGACATGGAAGGAAACTTTATCTGCAATGATGATTGTGAGAGTCTTGGCAACTGGAAGTCGATTATCAATGACTACTTTGTAGATGTGAACTGTTTCTTTCTTCCTAAGAAACTTGCACTACAACTAACACCTTTATGGTATCGTAGGGCAAGGCATCCAGAAGATCAACCAGAAGTTGATAGGGCATTGACAACAGTCCTAAAACATAATAACATTGAGTGCTGTGTTACCGGGCAGTACACGGTCAACTATCGAGCAGGCAATCGAGTGGATTCAGTCAAACCTGAATTCTTTTTAAGAGGCAATGAACAAATGAGGAAAGTATATGATGGAAAGCTACCCTGGCAAGCCCCTGCAATACAAGTACAATGAAGAAGAACTAATCAAACAACTTCTTCAGTATATAAATTCAACCTACAGTCAACACTATGCCCAAGGTGATATTCAGACAACTGAGTTCATCATTAGTAACGGTGATGGTATTGCGTTTACCCGTGGCAATGTTATAAAATACGCACAGCGTTATGGGAAGAAGGATGGTCGTAGTCGTAAGGACATTATGAAGATTCTTCATTATGCGATGATTATGCTTTACACCCATGACCTTGAAACCCAACAGGAGAAACTAGATTATGAAAATCTCGCAAGAAACAATCAACATCCTCAAGAATTTCGCTACGATCAACTCGAATCTTCTCTTTCGGGAGGGCCAGAGTATTTCAACGATCTCGACCCCCAAATCAGTATTCGCTCGGGCATCAGTCGCGGAGACCTTTCCGCGTGAAGTTGCTATCTATGACCTGAACTCTCTGCTACAACTTCTGACCTTTGGCGACAATCAAGAGGTTGAGTTTGGCGAGAAGAGCCTTAGCATCACTAACGATGTAGGCAAGTTCGAATACTTCTACTGCGAACCATCACTTATTGTTGCTGCTCCCACCAAGAACATTGAAGTAGAAGAACACTTCAAGTTCAATCTAACTGCCAAGGATGTTCAAACTATCATCAAGACGGCAGGTCTACTTTCTGCTCCTACAATCTCATTGATTGCCAAGAAGGGTTGGGTTACAATGAAGATTGGTGATCGGAAGAATGAGTCGGCAAATAGTTTCAACAAGACGATTGGCGAAACTGAACTCGAGTTTGAATGCAACCTTTCCTCTGAAAACTTCAAGTTGGTTCCCGACGCTTATGAGTGCATCATTTCTAAGAAGATGTTCTGTCAGTTCAAGAATGCTGCAGGAACGATGACTTATCTGATTGCGATGGAACCTGGTTCGACAATCTAATTGGAGTCTTATATTATGCAAGTTCGTGACAATGAGTTTCTGTGGGTTGAACGCTATCGTCCTCGCAAACTGGATGATTGCATTCTTCCTGCAGAGCAGCGAGCGGTGTTTCAAGAGTCGGTTGATAAGGGGGAGATTCAGAACATGCTTCTGTGCGGTGGCGCAGGCATGGGAAAGACAACTGTTGCTCGAGCAATCTGTGAGGAGTTGGGAACTGACTACATCATCATCAATGGTTCGGAAGAATCGGGTATCGATGTTCTTAGGACCACTATCAAGCAGTTCGCCTCGACGGTTTCCTTCTCAGGAAAGACGAAAGTTGTCATTCTTGATGAGGCGGATTATCTGAATCCTAACTCTACTCAACCTGCCTTGCGTAGGTTCATGGAAGAGTTCTCTACCAACTGTCGATTCATTCTGACTTGCAACTACAAGAATCGAATCATCCCTGCATTGCATTCTCGGTGTGCAGTCATTGAGTTCAAGTATAGCAAGGAAGAAAAACCAAAGATTGCTGGTAAGTTTATGAAGCGAATTCAGTTCATTCTTGAAAGAGAGGGGATTGAGTTTGACGAGAAAGTCATCGCTTCACTTCTTCTAAAGTTCTTTCCTGACTATCGCAGGATCATCAACGAACTGCAAAGATATTCTTCAAGCGGTAAGATTGATGAAGGTATCCTCGCAAAAGTTGGAGATGTTAGCACAGCTGAACTTTCAGATGCAATGAAGGCGAAGGACTGGCAGAAGATGCGTAAGTGGGTTGTGAACAACATCGACAACGATCCACAGGTGATCTTTCGCAAGGTCTATGATGACTTCTCCAACAAGGTAGTTGAAGTTCCACAACTGGTGTTGATTCTGGCTGACTATGGCTACAAGTCAGCTTTCTGTGCAGATCAAGAGATCAATCTAGTTGCATGTCTCACAGAAATCATGGCGTCGGTTTCCTTCAAATGAGCAAGGAGAAAGAAGGCCTTCCCTCGATTTCCCCCTTTGACTTTGTAAATGCAATCAACGACACTAAGGAGGATCTGATTGTAGATGAGTGGTCAGAAAAGCAGTACAACCCGTTTATTATAAATAAAGCGTTAAGTTACGGGGCTGATACTGTGATTCAGGCCAATGAAATGAACTCACGCACCCATCTTGACAAGAAATTACAGTTTGATTTTCTTCGCCTTCTTATCAAGCGCAAGAAGCGTTATAATAAGTGGCTTAAAGCTGAAAAGCTAGAAGCGATTGATGTTGTGAAACAATACTATGGGTACAGCACATCTAAAGCCCAAGAATGTGTCACCATCCTTTCGCAGGAGCAGATCAATACATTAAAACAAAAATTAAAAAAAGGTGGATTGAAAGATGGCTGATGACATTTCATTCAATATTGATCTGGTGGGGTACTCCCCGCTTGAGATCACACTAAAGGAAGCAGACGACTTTCTGAAAGTCAAAGAAACTCTGTCACGAATCGGAGTTGCTTCCAAGAGAGACAAAACGCTCTACCAATCTTGCCATATCCTGCACAAGCAGGGCAGGTACTTTATTGTTCACTTCAAAGAACTGTTTGCCCTTGATGGAAAGTTTGCTGATATCACTGACAACGATCTTCAACGCAGAAATGTGATTGCTAAGCTGCTGCAGGACTGGGGCTTAGTAAGCATTCTGAACCAAGATCGTCATAGTGATATGGCACCTCTATCACAAGTCAAAGTGCTATCCTTCAAAGAAAAAGGTGAATGGAACATTCAAACTAAGTACAATCTAGGCAAAAAATCTAACAAAACTGCATAAATAAAATATCCTCGGGATGGGATCTAGGCTGGCATCCTAGTCAAATCTGCCTCTTACGCCTAAAGGGTAAGACAATTCAACTCGCTGAAAAGGAGAAACCAATGAGCGAAACAAAATATAACGCATATGTATGCGAAGTTTGTGGGCATGAGTATGATGAAGCTAAAGAAGCAGTTAAGTGGGAAGACCTTCCACAATTCTGGCTTTGTCCTGAATGTGGTTGCCACAAAGATGAGTATTTCCGAGTTTAATCTTGCTTAAAAAGGAGACTAACATGACATTTCTAAAAGATGTGTTTGGACGCGATATGTTCAAAGATTTCGACAAGTATTTCGTTGGGTTCGATGACCAATACAACCGTATGGCAAAGATGCATGATGACCTCACCAAAGGCATCCCCAACTATCCTCCCTACAATATCAAGAAAGTTTCTGAGGATCGCTACATCATCGAGATGGCTGTAGCAGGTTTCGGAAAATCCGAAATTGATATTGAACTTGCTGAAGGTAAGTTAATTGTCAAGGGAATATCAAAGGAAGATGCTGAGATTGACAACTGGATCTATAAAGGCATCGCCAATCGTAACTTCACTCGCACCTTCCTTCTTAATGACAATCTAGAAGTCAAGGATGCAGAGATGTTCAACGGCATGCTACGAATCTGGCTTGATATGATCATTCCTGAGCACAAGAAGCCCAAGAAGATAGAAGTCAAAGAGTCAGGTACAAGTAAAAAAGAACCCGCTGCCCCCAAGCAGCTTTTGACAGAATAAAAGTCAAAAAAGTTCAAACGGGGGCTTGACAGCTCCCGTTTTTATTTGCACAATGTATTTGTGATTTTGATAAATATAGAAAAACAAAAGGATTTCTATGTCTACCACCTTTAAAGATTTCTTGCAAGAAGCTAGTCTCAGCAGAGTACATTCACACGTTCAGAACAGAAACATTGGAATGATTACTGCTCATCGAGGTGAGAATACTGCAAAAGAGAACTCATCTCGCAATAAGGAGCTAGAGAAAAGTATTCGAGGTGCGGGGTATGGGTTTGTAAAAGTTAAAGGTCGATACATTGAAAATCATGGTACAGATAAAGCTAGAGCAGTAGATGAGGATTCGTATCTGGTTGTAGGTAAGAAAGGTGATGACAAAGGACAATTGCTATCTTTTCTAAAACAGCATGGGCAGAAGTATGGACAAGATTCTGTTCTTCATAAATCTGCAACTGAAGAGAACGCTAAGTTGCATGGGACACGGGAGGGTGGTTGGCCCGGAATGGGAGAGGTGCATGATGTAGGAAAGTTTCATGCCAATCGAGCAGGTGAATTTCATACAGCAATGCGAGGTCATCGATCCTTTGAATTCAGCGAAGCAGTAGAACATTTTAGTTATGTAAGGCCCATTACGTATTTTAATCGCAAAGAAAGTTTATTTTAATCAAGCCAAAAAGTATACCAGGGGGCTTGACAGCCCCCAATTTTTTTTTGTATGATTGTTTCTTGGAAGCGCAAACCGATTGGCGACGGTACCTGTCTTGAAAACAGTTGAGTGTTAATAGCGCCTTGGGAGTTCGACTCTCCCCGCTTCCGCCAGATGTTGTATTTTTGCAACACCAGTTGACAACTACTAAAGTCGTATATATAATGTTCACATGAATGATTGATTGGTAGGTAGCACTGGTGTGCGGCGGCGCCTTATAAGCGCTGGAGACTGGCTAGATGGGCTGGAACGGAAGGGTTCGAATCCTTTACCTACTACCAATATCTAAAGTCCTCTATAAGTCGTTAGTCAACTCTGACGCATGAGGCAAGGGAAAGGCGTTGGTCAGATGGACGCCATGCTATGAGGCGAGGTGGGGCCCATAGCACGTTCTTTAAAAAATTATCGCCCCGGTGACGGAATAGGTATACGTGTTGGTCTTAGAAGCCAAATTTTGCGAGTTCGAGTCTCGCCTGGGGCACCATGTGATGTATCGTTATGGAATATACCTGTGATCGCAGGTTAGTGGATCTCTGAGTGGTTGCATGACCGGATACTTGCAATCAGGAGTTGGTTGAAAGGTGAATACTTCATGGACGCTTGAAGGATAAACCTGAACGTTAAAACCAAACGGTGTACGGTGAAGGCATCAATAACATGACGATACATTAGATGGTGATGTGGATGAGTGGCTTAAATCAGCGGTTTGCTAAACCGTCGGCTTGAGAAATCAGGCCCACAGGTTCGAATCCTGTCATCACCGCCAAAGCACAGATGGCAGAGAGGCCCAATGCAAGAGTCTGCAAAACTCTAACCCCGTCGGTTAGATTCCGATATCCTTCTCCAAAATATAAATACATAGAAACAAGGGGGTTTCTATGTTAGACTTCAAAAACTTTTTACAACTTGATGAAGCAATTCTTTCTCCCGGCATCAAACCTGAGCATGAGAAGTTTCGTGAGCAATA